GCCGGGACTCTACGAATCATTCCCTTTACTAGCGCCTCTACTTGGCCTTTCAACTCCTGGTTAGGAAACGCCACTACTGAAGAATACAGATTGCCCGCACGAACATGTTTGTTCCGTCCTGTCTTTACATCGTAAAGAGGAACATAAATGTTTCCTTGAGAATCCCGCTTGGCCAACATGGCGGCGCGAACGTCCACGCCTGCTCTGAAAGACTCGGGAGTTCGAATAGGATCCAACGCACCGATCTGCGTGACGTGCGTTTGCCTGGCCTCCAAGGGAATGGCTCTTTCCGAGGAGATGCCGCCTTCACCGAGAGATGTTACGCGCATGGCCGCGTCGATGAGCTCCATGGGATTTGTCTGTGTGGGGACACTCGCCAACTGCGAAGTATTGATGAATTGACGAAGCCCTTTCGTGAATACACCCGTTGGCATTGCCTTACGCAATTCCGGTTGGGCTTCCATTTTTATCGATGCTTTGCGGGAAATCTCCCGTGCATCCAGTTTCACGCGTTCCTTGAACAGATCATCCACGGAGATAAAATGTTTGAAATCCAGGTTGTCTTGGTCGTCCACTTCATCCGTCGCGTTGAAGATATTCAAAACTTTGGCAGAGGCATCCAAAAGACTGCCGGGAGTAACATTCTTGTAAGGCTTGCCGAGCGTTTGCTGATTGACTTCCGGGTCCATCGTTGCCGCGGCATACCGCGACAGAATTAATTGCATTTTTTGTTCCGGTGTGGAATCCGCGACTTTCCGGTAGTCCGGAACTTCTTTGCTATACAACTTGTCCACCGCTTTGTCTGCGTGTGGATAGAGGGATTGTTCGTTGCGATCCGCCAGTTTCTTCCCCCAGGCTCCGGAAATATCCTGATGCGAGATCCCCGCCTTACGAAGAATCGGATAAAGCGGAATTTTCGTGGCTCCATATTCCAGTTGGGGTTCGCCTTTAGCGGGGTCCATACTGACTTTGAAATTCTTTCCACCCAAAGTATTGAAATTCGCTTCAAGAATGCCGTTGGCACGTTTGCGTGCGTAGACTCCAGGTTTACGCCGGAGCATATTAGAAACAGAGTATTCTTTCCCGTCGAGAATGAACGTATGCCTCGGGGTGAAATAAGGCACACGAACCAGCGTAAAGTTCTTCATTTCGTCCAGAACTTTTCCGTCTTTATCCTTCATGCGGACAGTGCCCTTGACGGGCTCATACAGACTCTCCCCCCGTACAAGCGCTTGTTTCTCGTCTTCCGACCCATAATCCCTGGCGGTGAATGCCAAGTCATCGATTTCCAGTATCTTGTTCCTGGATTGAATCGGAAAGGATTCTTGAAGTCCTTCGATAACTTTTCTGCGAATGGATTCTCTCCGAGCTTCAGGATCAATCATTATCGGAGTTAGATCGGACATCATTCACACCTTTCCAGCAACACAGCCATCCCTAAATTATAACACTTTGAGGGTACAAGAAAATAAGGAAAGGAGGGCAACACCGTGATAATCAAGTTGCTCTTGAGGTTCTTAGGCTGGTCCTGTGGCTAGCCTAGTGAACTTCAGCCGAGGAGTCTCCCGTCGGAGGCTCCTCGGGTTTCTTATCGGAAGGTTTTTCTTCCGGCAACGGCTGCGCGAATATTTCATCGGGGTTAGGCGGCCAGATTGGGTCTCTCTTTTTTTCCCTCTCCGCCTTCATTTGCGCCAGGGAATTCTTGTCGGGTTCCAACCAAACCAACTGCACACCGCGAATGCCATTCTTGAGCATGAAAAATTCTTCGAATTGTTTGAGTGCATTCCCCCCTAAAATATTGTTTATGACTTCTCGATATTCCATTTCTTGCACGTGGGGACAAGTGATGTCTCCATCGGGAGGAAGCGTTAACTCTCCAGAAGTCAAGGCACTCTGACATCGGGTGCAGTGCTCGTAAGGCCGCCACAAAACAAAAGTTCGAGTTTTACATTCCAGATTTACTTTGATTCCAGGACGTTCGAAATCCTTCTCTAGATCCCTCGATTGCTTCGAGGACACATAAGGATCGAAAGCAGGAGTCGGGTTGAAAAGAGTAGGAATGTTGAAATCCGTAGCTTCTCCAGGAAGTGTGCGCGCACCCATGAGTAATTCCGCAGCTGTTTTTTCTTCCTTGAAACCCATTTACACTCCTCCGGCCATTGACTGTTGTCCCTGAAGTGTGGATTGTTGCGTCTCTAAGCGCTGGATGACTACCGAATAAAGAACAAAATCTTCGACTTTGAGCGCTTCCAAATTACTCTTTCGGAGAGAGTTATCCATGTACAACAACTGTTGAACAATCTGGTCTGCCTGCGCAATGATCTGCTGTTGGTTGTAAGTTGTACCCTGTTGCGCGGCTGCCTGAGATTGTTGCGCGGCGTTGCTCTGAATCTTATTTATTTCATTCGTGAGTTCTTGTTGTCGGCGCACGGATGCCAACGCCTCTTGTTTGATCAAATCTTCCTCCTTGTCGATATCGATACCGTTCAAACGGGCAACCGTTGAATCCGAAATTATCTGTCGGCCTGACTGCTGCCCTTGCATGTACAACTGGAGAATGAACTGTTTTTGCGTGAAGTCGTCGGTGAGCTTGAATGGCGTCATATCGACTTTTATTTTCTGCCACCCCAAAAACTTCGCGCAGCTGTCACTGATCCACTGAAGTAGATCCTTGAGATCGTTGATGTGCGTTTCGAGCTGGTTCTCAATCAGACGAAGAGTGGCTTCCATGCCGCTTCGTGTAAGCCCGCCGTACAGAAACTCTTGAGGAATTCCCAAGGAAGCAATGATGCTCCTTTCGGCTTCTTGAATCTCCCCAAGAGTCAAGAGTGCCCGACCATTTCCTCCGAGTTGCGTCATGCCCACCGGGATAGGGGCAAACATCAGGTGCAGAGGATCCCGGCGCCACTGTCGAAAACTATCCTTGAGATTGTCCTTCCATTTTTCCAAGCTGATGGTCGATACGGGATCCGCGTTACCACTTGCCTGCGCCGGGTGTACGATCCTGAATGGTGTAAGATAATCGAGAGCAATTGCCTCATTGGCCTTTCTTAGAATCGCGGTGAAATGAAAAAGTTGAAGCGACGAAATCACAGGCGGCAGTCCCCAATGCGGATTTACTCCCGCAGGACCACCGACTTTCATGTGAAATATGGCATTTGGAGCGAACCTGAATTGCTGATTGTCTCTGACTGTTTTTAGAATTTCCAGTGGAAGGGTGTCGATCAGTGTCTTGTGGCCGTGTTGAACTCTCATTTCAACGTCGGGAGGAATCCGATAGTAATACACGGAACTATTCGTGATGGGATTGTGGTCGATATCCATCAACTTGGGGTCCCAACGAATGAAGTTTATTTTTCGACTTACCGGAAGTTTTCGATCCTCAATATACTCTTCATCCGCGACTACTTTCTTGCCGCATTCAGGACAGGTGTAAACAAACTGAACTCTCCGGTAGGAATACTCGTAAGAAATATTCTCTATATTCGTGAGAATGCCACACTTCGGGCATTTCAGATACCGGATGAACGGCTGGTACATGGTAATGAAGCCATTACCGTAAACGTATTTGTCAAGAGTCATTTGGATAAGCAACTCTCGGGCGCGAATTACATTCTCCAAAAGATTCTTGTGTTTGTGCTTGAGGGATTCATTGGTTGTTTCGTAAACGAAATCCGTGATCGGATATTCTCCGAACTTTCTGAGCGCAGCATAGATCTGGGGGCTGTTGAAGAACAAATACTCGCACCAACGAAACAGTTCTTTAAGCCTACGAGGCGCATAAAGTTGGTGATAAGTATAGTAAGGACTCGAATGAACTTCGTGTCTGTTCTTTAGTCCTTGAACCGCAAATGGATCGGTAAAATCGAAATCGTTAGGCATCAAAATCTCCTTTGCTTTTCGCTGAAAGCATAGGATATTGAGGAGTGAAAATCATGAAAATTAATCTTGTTTGGCTCAAGAAAACACCCGCCTTTTTCGTCGATGATTCGCACGCTTCTTGGTCGCGAGTATATGGAGCAGTCCTAGATAAAGGACATAAACGTTGGTTGTTTCCTGCTTTTGAACCATTTCTTGGTAGAGTACTACACGATTTGAACGTTGTAAACAGCCTAGCTGTGTTCGCTCCTGAAGCCCAAGCACTTATCGATTCTCAAACTTCCTTGGAAGAAAAAACGAAGTTCGTTCAAACCGAATTCAAATTCACGACTGCTTGTTACGCACATCAAGTAGAAGGACTTGCTGAAATTCTGCACAATTTCCGCTATGGTTTGGATTGGGAAATGGGTACAGGAAAAACAAAAGTCATTATCGATGCTCTTCGTTACTGGAATAGCAAGGTTCTGGTTCTTTGTCCCGTGGTCGCGTTGGATATCTGGGTGAATGAGACGTTAAAACATACCGATGGAAGCTTTCCGACATTCGTTTTGAAAGGATCGAACAAGGAAAAAATACTGGAAAGATTTCAAGCAGCGAAAGCCGGAATTCTGGTCACCAGTTACGGGGTAGCAAGAACACAAGGCGTGCCTGTTCTTTGCGCCGAGGCAACCAAACTATTGGGTTCCCCTATACCGACATATCTGAAGCACACCATGTCCCGAATTAATGATGCCAAGATACAAGTGATGTATGCGTCACAGTGGGCTAAAGAAGGACGAACACATAAGGACATTCGTGATGAAATCGATGGGTTGGGGCTTTCGCCTCAGTGGATTTCCGACGTGGATTACGAAGTGATAATCGCGGACGAATCTCACCGTATAAAGCACTTGTCCAGCGCGCAAACCAAGGCAGCGTTGAAACTTTCAAGTCGAGCGAGCCGTCGGTATATTCTCAGTGGAACGATGAACCAGGGGGATCCCCGAGACATGTACCCACAAATGAAATTTCTCGCACCGTATATCCTTCCGGGAGATTACAAAAAATTCTGCGACCAACACGTCACGGTATCTCCCTACAACAAACATCTCGTGGTCGGTTTCAAAAACCTGGACGCTCTGAACAGAAGAGTCACTCCCTATGTCAGCAAGAAAAAATTGGAAGAGTGTGTCGATCTGCCCGAACGCACCGACATGGATATCTATTTCGACTTGGCTGACAAGCAAGTTGAGGACTACAATTACGTCGTAAATAACTTCGAGTTGATAGTACCCGGAAAAAACGATCCTTTGGTCCTCCAGAAAGCCAATCGGATCAACAAACTTTTTCAGATCTGTAGTGGATTTGTTTATAGCCCCAACGACCCTGATATCTGTGACTCTTGCTCCAAACTTGAAAAGTGCATGCTCGATGGAACATACCCGTGGATGACGGGGTGTATTCAAAAAATTCAGGAACACGAGGTACATAGTTATCCAAAAAACCCAAAATTGATGGTCTTGTCCGAACTCTTGACCGATGTCTTGGCCGCCGAAGACCATAAAGTCATAGTTTGGGCGAATTTCCGTACGGAGTTGAACGACATCCAAAATCTTCTGGATAAAGAAAAAATTAAGTACGTGCGGGTAGACGGGGACAATTCGAATCACATCCAGAAATTCGCAAAGGAATTTCAAGAAGACAAACTCTGTCGAGTTTACCTCGGACAAATCCGCACCGGAATAGCCGTAACCCTCACCGCCGCGAAGTACATGATCTACTATTCCAGAAGTTGGATGCTCGATGACTGGCTGCAGTCTCGTAATCGGAACTACAGGATAGGACAAACCCAGAAGACAATCGTGTATCGGTTGATCGCCCGAGACACGGTTGAAGAACAGCAGCTCCATGCCCTGGACTTGCGGCAGGATATCGCGGCCACCATTACACAGAAGGTGGATTGTATCGTGTGCCCTAAATTCAAACGATGCTTACAAGAAGATATAAAACCTTGGACCAAAAAATGCATTCTGGATCGAAGCGTAAGTCGGTCCATCACGAAAGCGAGGACATTGTAAAATGAGAATCATTCTCGAAAAATCGGACATCATAAAACTTCTGAGCAAAGCTTTGGAATCGGAATTGGATCCCGAAAGCGTGGAAATCACTGCGGAACCTTTTGAGGCGATCATCTCGAAGGCCGAAAAGATCCTCCAGCCCCCGTTACCTCCTCCACCTTCTCCTCCTCCTGTGAACATGATTAAGGAAGGAATGACCCGGCCTTATCGGGCAGACGAAGTGGACATTGAAGATCTCGTAAAAGCGAACTCTTCGATGGTACAAGAGGGTCCAAAACGACCGCTAGGAAGTAACGAAAGATCAACACCTCCACCACCAACACGGGGAGGACGAGAGGAGTAAAAATGCCAATAGTTCAAACAGGTGACAGACAAACAACAATTCCAGAGGGATTCGAGGATCCCGGACTCCCGCATCAGCATGTTTTCTCGCCCTCGCAATACGGGATGTACAAGCGATGCGCCAAACAGTACTACTTCCGGTATGTCTGCGACATGAAGATCGCTCCAAAAATTGCAATGTGGAAGGGGAGCCGAATCCACGCGGGAGCGGAAAAAACACATAGGTGTACCATCGAAACCGGAAAGCCATTGGAATTCGAGGCGGCTAAAGCCGCGGTATCGGACGATTTCGACAAGAGAAAAGAAGAGATAGAAGACTGGGAAGATAACAAGCCCGAACACGTAAAGCAACAGACGCTGAACAACTTTGCCGTGTACTATCGAACCGCGGTTCCAGTTATCCATCCCAAACAAGTGGAGCTCGGATTTTCCGTGAAATTCGGAAGCGTGCCGGTGATAGGCTACATCGATCTCGTCGACGAAGTTACGGACGACATCAAGTCGGACATTCCTTTCGAAAAAGGCATGGAAATTCCGAAGGTTGAAGTCGTGTCAGACTTGAAATGCACGGGAAAACTATGGCCGGAACAAAAGCTTCGTTATGACCACCAACTCACTTTCTACGCTCATGCGATGAGCACTCCGAGGGTCCGCATTGACTTTTTACTTGACCAAAAAAGCGGAACGAGGTACGAACCAAAAAAGTCACTAAGAAACCCTCATGACGTAAAACAACTGATTGAGAGTTTGGAGGAAACGGTGGACTTGATCAAGCGGGGCGTTTTTCCGAAAATTCTTCCTTCCGAATGGATGTGCAGTCCCGAAGGCTGTGGATATTACCAGAAATGTAGAGGACCAAAATGACATTACTAGATTACTCCAATCTTTCTGGTTCGAAATTCTGGGATAAACTACTCCCAGCAGCGGCCGAAGCACTCAATA